TGGTTTAATGGCATGGAATCCCTGTCACCTGCGGTAGTACCGCAGTCACGATAAGGAAACCACTCTTCAAGCTTTGATGACCATCTAGGAAAGTGGTATTTATCCACTATTCCTGTACGGTCACTTACAGCTCCAGGTCCATGTCGAAAGCCGGTAGGTCTGCTCTGATCGTGCAAGTCACTCGAATAAGTGACGGGCTCACAGAAGCCGATCCTTTCGGATAGGAGATCCGCAACTTCTTGGATTCTCCTATAGGTACCCTGCAAACCATCTTCTTTTGAACAGAATTGTTCAAATAAGTCATGGCTACTCCGAGGCACGATATCACAAATGTGAATAGCGTGACCCAGAGATTCAGGGTCGAGTTCATCGTCCGACCACGCAAGCGTGGGCGGCCGGATCTCGTGCTCGATGTCATGATACTCCTTAACTGCCTTCATGAGGCGGGTTGAGGAGCAATCATGGGCTATCTTCTTCCCAAGGCAAAAGATTTGTCTCAAGAACATGATAGCATTCACATCGGCATCCTCTTTCAACGTAGCGTCTTTGTCGAAAATGCGCAACCAGAGTCCTGAGAAAAATCTCGGCACTCTAATTCTCTTAGAGACCGCTTTACATAGCGGTCCTTCGAGCTTAAGGCGCCCGCTCTCGAGGCCACGAATAAGTATGGCATCGAGTTCGGGGAGGTCTAGGGAAAAGAATCCTAGACCTCTACTTCGACAATTAAGGGCGAGTCTCTCACAATCAAGATCCAAGCCCTCTAGACGAGGGTACGCCATATGGATGTCTTTACAAACTCCATATGCGATATTGAGTAGGCTATTTGCGAGGCTTTTCATATCTTCCTCCTTCATCGTTGGAAGGTTGATAATCCTGCCGCCGCAAACTTACGTCACTGACTTGAATCCCGAGTTACCTCGGTTTGCCAGCGCGGATAACCGCAACAGCAAATTCAAGCAGCTTAGTGAGCTTTCCGCTAGACGCGAATCGCTTCACTTTGCTGAGGAGGCCCATTACTAGGACTCCCAGTTGATCAGCTTCAATGTGTTGGCCTCCGTTTGGAAAGCCAACAGCCCGGTGACGAATTTCGCATCATCCGCGGGTACTGCATTGTCATCATTCTCGAAGACAGTGTAGCACTTACGAATAAGCGAATTCACCGCAGGCGACACCGGAAACACTTC